AAGTTTCCGAAGTCCATTCCGAAGCCCGTCATGGTGACGGCTTCCGTCGAGTTCGGGTAAGAGCTCTCAAGTCCGCCGACGACGGACGAGATCTTGATCGTGACAGTCTTCGAGCCGTCGGGATCGTCCGCGACGCGCTGCGCTGCCGTGTACGTGTACGTCTCGGGACTGGTGATCCCAGTCACGGTGCGTATCAGCGAATTGTTGAGGTAGATCCGGACGGTGAACGTCTGACCCGCTTCGCCCGCGATTTCGGCTGTGTCCTGCTTAATCACCGTCCCCGCTGCCGTTTGGGTGAGGCGATTCCGCGAGCTCCAGGCGACGACGAAGTCGCCGACGACGGAGGAGAAGCGAGCCCCGTAAAACTGGCCCTGCTCGCGGAGATTTCCCGGCGGGTACGGCTTCGCATACCGGGACGCCGTCGCGACGTTGATCGAGCTCGCGCTTCCGAGCGGGTACTCTCCGAGGCTGTTCATCGGGAGGAGCTTCGCGGAGACGGTTTGATCCGTCGCATACGGGACGGTTTTCGTCTCGCCGACTCCCTCGGAGAAAAACCAGACGCGCGCGCCCGCCGCATGAGTCGCGGGGACGGTGTCCATCACGCCGCGCATGATCCCGCCGATCGTGTAAGTCCCGTCGGGGTTCGCGGTAACGGTCGTCCAGGACATGATCTCCTGATCGATCATCAGCAGGTTTACTCCCTGCGTCTGATCCGCCGACGTGACGCTCGTTAACGAGATCAGGTCGACCTGACCGGGAAGATCCAGGATGAAGCCTATCGCATCATTCGCGATAGTCCCGGCGCTATATTGGTTCTTGAGCTGGCCCGCCGGAGTGAACGCGTAGATCTGTTGCGAGAAAAAGTCTCCGGCTCCCTCGTTTAGCCAGATCTCGAAGCTCGTCGACGTTGAATCGCCGCGAACACAGAGGGCCATCGCATAGATGCCCATCGCGAGCCCTTGCGCCCAATAGACGATGTGGTAAGGCACTTCGACGAGCTGTTGCGCTGCGGGAGCTTGAGCAGCTCCGACGGGGCTGATCCATCCGGACGCGGGTGGAGCGTCATATCCGACGGCGGAGATCCCGAAGATATCCTCGACCGCGTCGATCGTGATCTTTCCGTTCAGGATCTCGCCGTAAGAGATCCGCGTGATCCGGAACACCTGGTTATTGATCCCGAGCGGCGTCCAGTTGAACTTAAACAGCCCTCCGGGTCGCCAGTTCCACGCGATCCGGCTCGTGGTGACAGTGAGCTTCGAGAGCGGGTACGCGAGCGTCTTTAGAACTCGCTGCGCGACGAGCGCGGCAGTCGAGCTCGTCGAGAGCCCGTTAAAATCGATCGCCTGATTCCGGACCTCGCCCGTGACGGCGATATTGCCCGTGTCTTGCGCCTGGGCGCCCCGCGTGTTGAAGTTCGAGTTCCGATCCAGATATCGGATCTGGACCTGATTCGTCGTCTCGCTCCAGGATCCGCGAGAGAAGTCCGGCGTGTCGATCACGTTATCGACTGTGAGGATCGGGAGCGTCGACGGATCGTATCCCCCGCGGGCGAGGACAATCGTCCAGAGCCCCGTCGCCGGATCCGTGTAAAGCACTCCGTCGCAGTGCCGGAGGACCTCGCCGATCAGATTATCCGCCGACGACTGCGAGTCGAACTGCATCGAGAGCCCGAGCTTCTCCGTCGCGAGCGTCGAGGCCGCGTTCTGGAAGCTCGTCGCGTCGATCTTTCCCGCCGGGATCCCGAGCCCGTAAGTCGCCGACGTGAGGAGGTCGTAGATCATGAGCGCCGGATTTGCGTCCGCGCCCGCCGACGTGCTATTGAGCTGCGCGATCGTCGCGCCCTGACCGAAGGGATCCGGGCATCGCTGGACGATGAACGCGATCGGCTTCACATACGACGAGGTCCCGAGGTAGAGCGCCTTCATTACCGCGTAACAGAGCGTCGGGTAGACGGGGGAAGTCCGCCCCGTCTTCGCGGTGAGATACCCGTCGGAGAGCTGCGTCGGGATCCCGCGATAGAAGTTTATGTTCCCCGAGATCCCGCCCTCTTTGTCCGTCCCGCCGAAAAGGTTGTCGCCCGTGAGCGTGAGCGAGAGGCAATTCTCCTGCCCGCCTGTGAGGACGACGCTCGATGTGTACGGGATCGCTTTCTTCTGAGCTTCGAGCCCGATCAGTTTGTCGACCGGACCTTGGCACAGCGCGAACTGCGCGCCGAGGTAGTACTTGTATCCGGTAGTGATATTCGAGTGCGAGAAGAGTCCGGTCCGGACGCGCTTTTTGATCGGGATGATTTGCAGATCTCCCCACCAAACCGTGTTCCCGCCCTGGATCTTGACCGTCCCGTAAATGACCGGGATCGCGCGGCCCTCCTGCGCCGTCGGAAAACGGAAGTCCCCGAGCCCGCTCGGTTGCGGGGCGTTGAACTTCGGCTTCGGCGTGAGCAGTTGGCCGACGATCGTCGTTGCTAGGAAGATGAGTAGCAGAAACCAGAAGAAAGTTACTGCCCTCGACTCTCTCGCTTCGCGCGTGCTGTCATGCGACTCCTATCGATTGATCGAACGGGTTCGTCTGCGGAATGAGATCAAACCCCAGGAAGTTCGCGACGTTGTTGTAGCCCTGGCACGCCGCGTAGGTGTGCTGGCATCCTGCGACGCCCGTACACGCGTCGCCGATATTGAGCCCGGAGATCCCGCTCATGAGGGTGATCTGGTTTCCGGTATGTGCGACGATCATCCGGACGTCGTTCCCCCGCTGAAAATATCCGCCTCGCAGGTTGTGGGCGACGGACGCGAACGCCTGGACCGTGACGACGTCTCCCGTCGCGTTAACGTTCGCGATCGTCCCGCTGTACGTCACCGTCCCGAGCGGAAACTTGCAGCCCGCATCTCCGAAGACGTGAGGGCACGCGGCCTGATAAATCTGGATCGGGATCTGCCGCTGGAGGATGTAGTGATCGGAGTTGCACAGGAGCTCGCATTGGTCCGTGTAGCGCGCGCTCGCGACCTTTCCGGAGAAGAGAACGACCGTCTCCGAATCGCCGTAGTGCGAGCCGAAGATCGTTACCGACATCGGCGACGGCGGGAGATACGGGATAAACAGAGCCGCGAGCGGGTGCGACTTCGGGATCGTGATCTTGATCTGACCGGAGACGACTTCGTTCGTGTGCTCCAGCTCCGAGCGCGAGATCGTCGTCGAGACATAGGGTTGGCCGAGGTACGTGATCTGCTGATCCGCCGACGTGAGATAAAAGTTCTGCCCCGACGTCGAGAAGAGGAAGAGCTCGTAAGGCTCTCCGCCGGATCCGAGTTTTTCCTGTGCGTCGAAACTCATGTTTACGGCACCTCTCGCGGTACTTCCTGAAAAGTGAGCTCCGCTTGCGCGACGTCGTTCGTCATCCAATCGATCTCTGCATCGTCGGACGCGAGCCGCGAAAGCGTGAGGAAAGAAACCATCGTCGAGCCCTTCGGGAAAGCGACACCCGTCGCGGAGTCGAGCGTGAGCGTCTCCGTTCCGTTCCCGTTGTCCTGCGCTGCCGTGATCTTCCGGTAGACGTTCGGTCCGCCGTTTTGCGGGATAAACGCGATATATCGCCGGGACTTGATCGGGAAGAAAAAGCGCGTGTAGTAAACGCTCTGGATCACGATCGACGTATCCGTCGAGCCGACATCGCTCGCGAGGACGAGATCCTGATCCCAGGTCGGGGTCCAGAACGGGACGAGCTGGCCGAATCGTTTCAGGATGAACGCGCGGAGCGTCGTCACCGAAGGATGGTCTTTCAGAAACCAGGGGAATTGCTGCTGGACGACGGCGGATCCGCCCTTGTCGTCGACCTGCATCGGCCCGATCTTCGGGTCGAGCGTGACGAGAGATCGCTTGTAAGTGCGGTTGAGATCGCGCGCCCAATTCGGCATCACTTCGAGGACGTCGTAACCCTGGTACTGAGTGAGCGCGATCATCGGAGCGGGGGCGGGCTGCTGCGCTTCGCCGATAAACTCCAGATCCATCATGTC